GTTCACCGCTGCGGCCATCCGCCTCGAGCAGATCGGCGGGCCGGCAGTTGCCGAGACGGCCAAGGCTTTCCAGGCGATCGGGCGCGATCCGGTCAACGCCTCGCTGCGCCTTAACGAGAGCGTCAACTTCCTCACTGCCAGCCTGCTTAAGCAGATCAAGACGCTGCAAGACCAGGGCAGGTCCGTCGAAGCCGCCCAACTCGCGCAGAACGCCTACGCCGACGCCATCAACCAGCGCGTCCCGACCATCACCGAGAACCTCGGGCTGCTGGAGAAGGCTTGGAAGGGAGTTTCAACCTGGGCGCGCAAAGGGTGGGATGCGATCCTGGACGTCGGCCGCCAAGAGACGCCGGAGGAGAAGCTCGCTCGGACGCAAAAGAGCATCGCCGCACTGCAGAAGCAGCTTGAAACCGGAACAACCGCGAACGGCGTTGCCATCGCGCCGGAAGAGCTCAAGCGTAAAGCGACGCTGCTCGCCAACCTGCAGGCACAGGTCGGACTGGCTGGTGACCTCGCCGACAAAGAGCAGGTTTCGGCCCAGGCAGCAGCCGACAAGAAGGAGACGACGGAGGCAGAGGCCAAATGGCTGCAGATGGGCGACCGATTCATGGAGAACCGGGCGCGCATGGAGCAGGAGATCGCTCAGGCCCGGGCCATTGGCAAGGCGGCGGGTGTCGGCGATCTGGAGATCCAGAAGCGCATAGCCGAGATCCGGAAGTCCTACGGCGTGGACTCGAAGCGGGAAGAGGCTCAGGCGTATTACCAGGGCCTCGTGGCGGCCAACAAAACCGCCATCGACAAGATCAATGCCGAAGAGGAGGCCGCGCTGGCGGACAACCGCAAGCGCATGATCAACGACGCCTCCAATGCGGCGATTTACGGCAAGGCCAAGCTCGAGATCGTCAAGAAGTTCGCCCGCGACCGTGCGCTCGTGGAGGAGCAGACTGCCCAGGAGGTCGCCGACCTATCCATCGCCATGACGATGGATCAAGAGGCCAAGATAGAGGCGATCCGGGTCGAGGCCTACCGGCGCGCCGATGCGGCCGAGAAGTTGGGCGTGATGACCGCCGACCAAGCGGCCCGCGCAAAGGTGGCGGCCGACTTCAACGCTGGACAGCAGCGCATTGCCATTGCCGAGAAGCTCAGCCAGACGCTGGCCGATACGAACATCGCCGCGACGATGGATGAGCTGACGCGGATCGACCTGATACGCCAGGAGAACATCCGTCGGGCGGATGCGGCTTACAAGGCCGGCGCCATCAGTTACGCGCAGGCTGAGGCCGACAAGGTAAAGGCCTCCGTGGAAGCGCAGAACGCTATTCGTCAGCAGCTGATGAGCATCAACCCGGTGGGCATGCTGCAGCAGGAGTACGAGCAGAAATTGGCCATCGTGCGGGCCTATGAGCAGCAGATCGCGCAAGCTGGCGTTGACGCCACCGCCTTCGTCGAGGCCAAGAGGACCGAGCTGGCCTACCAGTATCAGCAGCAGCGCCTTCAGCTGGCCGAGACCGAATTCGCCGCGCAGAGTGCTTCCAACCAGCTGCTGATGGACAGCCTCAACGCCATGGGCCAGTCTGCAACCCAGTCCATCACCGGGCTGATCACGGGCACCATGAGCGCGGCCGATGCCATGCGCAATCTGGCTGGCGTGGTACTGAACCAGGCCGTCGGCGCGCTGGTGCAGATGGGCATCCAGTACATCAAGAACGCGGTGCTGGCCAACACTATGGAGGCTGCGGAGAAGGCGCGGGCTGCGGCCAACGCTGCGGTCTACACGGCCAGTGTCAGCGCTCAGGTTGCCGGCATGACATCGATAGCCGCAATGAACGCCTTTGCGGCTACGGCGGCGATCCCCATTGTTGGCCCTGGCTTGGCGCCTGCCGCTGCCGCCGCCGCTGCCGCCGCCGCTGCTGCGCTGGGTGCACCGGCGATCGCGACTGCGCCGATCGCTGGTGCGCGCCTCTATGGCGGCAGCACCAGCGCCGGCAGCCTCTACCGGGTGAACGAAGACGGCCGGCCTGAGATGTACACCGCGGCCAACGGCAACCAGTACATGCTCGGCGGTACCAACGGCCAGGTCACACCTGCCGGCGAACTCGGCGGCGGCAACGTCTACGTTCATGTCGAGAACAACGTCGGGGCGGCGGACGTTCAGACCAGCACCTCGCGCAACAGCCAAGGCGATCAGATGGTCCGGATCGTGTTGAACGCCGTCGCTGACGACATCACCACAGGCGGCAAGGTGGCGCGGGCCACGCAGAGCCGCTTCAACCTGAAGACCTGACCATGGCTGCACTTCCTGGCTACGTCACCGTGCTCTTCTCCGACCTGTCGGAGAACTTTGACCCCGAGGTAATCAAGGGCGAGATGGAACGAGGCATGCCGAAGGAGCGACTGGGCAATTCGCGCGTCGTCATGCGCGTGCCCGTGAAGCTGCGCACGATGACCCGGGCCGATTCCCTCGCCTTCGACGACTGGTATTTCGACACCATCAAGCGCATCGGCTACTTCGACTGGTACGACACGCGCAGCCAGACGACCAGGTCGGTGCGGCTGAAGGATGGCGCGCTGGGCGCTCTCACGCCGTTGCGGCCTGGGTTTGAGGTGGCCGATCGCTCGGCGGTCCTGGAGTACCTGCGATGACATTCCGCGAGAACAACCAGCGGGTCACCAACCCCAGCGGGCCCATCGAGCTGCTGGAGATCACGAACCCGTCATTCAGCGCGCCGCTGCGCATCGCGAACGACGTGATCGACTGGACCAGCCAGTCCCAGGTCTACGCCGCCAGCAACTTCGGATTCAAGCTGCCCGAGGACGTCAATCAGGGTTCGCCGAGGATGCAGCTGAACATCTCCAACGTCGGAAACGGGCTTACTGACGAGCTGGAGAACATCGAAGTCGGCACGAAGACGATGGCGAAGCTGATCATCATTGATCGGGGCTCGCCAGACGTCCACCAGCACGTCTACTGGCTGCCCATCGTCAACGTCACGTCCACGCCCAGCGACATCACGGCTACCGCTGGCGTGGATGAGGCCATGCGGCAGTCTGCCTGCCGGCAGCGGGCTACGCCGCACACCCTGCCGGGCATCTTCTGATGCGCGCGTCGGCGCTCGACCGCTTCATCGGGCTTCCGTACTGCCCGCGCTCGATGGACTGCGCCGATTTGCACATGCTGCTGCGGCGCGAGCTTTTCGCCCACGAGGTCCTGCTGCCTGGCCGCCGGCCCAGGCCGCTGCGCAGCGAGGAGCAAGCGCCCGTCTTGAGGTCGCACGTCGACCAGCTGGCGAGTCGCGTCTCGGATCCGACCGACGGCGACTTGGTGCTGATGTTCGACGCTGGGCAGGACAGGCCAGGCCACGCGGGCACTTTGTTCTTCCTGGCGCACGAGCCGTGGGTGCTGCACACCTCGCACACCATCGGCGGTAGCTGCCCTCACCGCGCCTCTGACCTTCCTAGCATGGGGCTGCGGATTGAGGGCTACTACCGATGGAAAGACTGAGCGAGGCGGCCGAAGCGGCGATGGTGGGCGGAGCGCCGGCAGAGGTGCTGGACCCTCCTAGCCGCCTGATCGTGACGCCCCACCCAGTTCTGCTGGATGGTCAGCGCAATGTCGCTGCCGATCTGCGGACGGGTGAGTCGCTCGCTGACTTCCTGTCGCGTCACGCTCCTGAGACCCAGCAAGGTTCCTGGTCCGTCAGCATCGGCGGCATGGAGGTACCGCGCGAAATGTGGCCGCGAACCTTCCCTCGACATGGCCACGTCATCAGCTGCCGCGCCGCGGTCAACAAGGGAGCGTTTAAGTTTGTAGCCTACGCGGCTGCGATCTTCATCACCTTCGGCACCATCGGCTTGGTGATCGCCGGCGCGGCGCTGATCGTCAAGGCGCTTAAGCCCAAGGTGCCGACGTCGCCGAACTACGGCAATGCGGCCGAGGTCTACAGCCTCAGCGGCCAGCGCAACCAGAAGCGGCCCTATGCGCCCATCGGCACCTTGCTGGGAGAAATGCGCGTCACACCAGACCTCGCCAGTGACCCATACACCTGGTTCGAGAGTGACGACCAGTACCTCAGCACCATTCTGCTGGGCGGCATCAACGTTGCCAGCTACGCAGATCTGTCCGTGGGCGATACGCCGCTCGGGAGTTACAGCGACGTCACGGTCTACACCAACGGCTTCAGCGGCATGGACAGCCAGGACGTGCCCCTGTTCTCCAACGCCGACAGCATCTCTGGCGGTACGCTGGAGGACACCACGCTCTTCGTGACGCGGACCAGCTCGGTTCACGCGGTCATGCTGCAAGTGGACATCGAATACCAGCTCTACCGACAAGGCGACCAGGGGCTGGAGACAGCCACGCTGACAGTCGTTGCCGAGTACCGGGCTGTCGGATCGGGTACGTGGCTGGCCTTCCAGTCACAGACCTTCAGGAACAAGACCATGGAGACGCGACGCGTTACCTGGTCCAAGGTCGTGGATGATGGCCAGTACGAGGTTCGCATGCGTCGCACCGACGGCGCCAACCCGGATCGGGTGACGCGCAGCGTCCAGTGGACCACCCTTCGCACGGTGCAGCCGGATGGCGCCGATTACAGCGGCTGGGGCCGCATTGGCATCCGCATCAAGGCGACCGGCCAGCTGAGCGGCAGCCTGGATACCCTGCGGGCGACGTTCAAGCCGCGGCCGTTGCCATTGTGGAACGGCAGCGCCTGGGCCAATGCCACCACGCGCCCGGGTGTAAGCAACCCTGGGGCCCTGATCTTGCAGGTGCTGCGCGGCATCTATGACGGCGATGTGCTTCAGTTCGGCTACGGGCTCACCGACGACCAGATCGACGTCGAGGGTCTGAAAGGCTTCATGCTGCATTGCACTGCCAACGGGTTCACCTATGACCGCTGGATCACCGAAGAGATCACGCTGGGCTCGCTGCTGGACGAGATTGCGCTGGCGGGCCTGGGCCAGTTCATGTGGCTGGACGGCAGCCGGCCGACCGTTCGCTGGGCGGCCGACGACCAGCCGCTTGGCGGCGTCGTCAACATGGCCAACATGTCGCGCGGCACTTTCAGCGTCAGCTATCAGCTGACCAATGCGGCCGACGGCATCGAATACCAGTACGTCGACCGTGATCGCGGCTTCGAGACCTCCACGCTTCGAGTCATGGCGCCAGGCGTGACAACGATGCTCAACCCGGCGAAATTGACGGGGCAGGGCGTGACGAGCGAGGCCCAGGCCGCAATTCTTGCCCGGTACCACCTGGCGCAGACGCTCTACCAATACAAGGAGATCGGCTTCGGCGCCGACCTTGAGCGGCTGGACTACCAGCGCATGTCGATGCTCAGCCTGAGCCACGACATGACGCAGTGGGGATACGGCGGCCGGCTTGTTGCGGCGGCCGTCGTTGGCTCCGACATCGTGCTCACACTCGATGAGCCCGTGCC